CCTCTAAAACCATCAGCCTGGTCAGAAGTAAGTCCACTTGATAAAAAAGCACTTCCGTCTTGAATCTTATAAATAAATTCAACTTGTACTCGTGGTGGAGTACTTGCATCTTCGTCAGAAATATTAGCGGCGGATGCTCCAGTACAATGTGATGTAAGTCCATTAGCTTTTAAATTATTATACTGTGTTGAAGTTAATGTAAGTTTACTACCTGTTTTTACTCCAGAACCAGCACTAAATCCATAACCTGTTCCCTCACCACCATTTGCTGGTTTACCAGTATTCCAAGTCACTGTGCCTTCAGTAAATGTAGCTGTATTAATATCAAAGTCCATATCATCGGGACTACCACTAGGAACATCGTACTTAAATGTTACTTTTATTGTTAATATTGTAAGTCCTGTAGCTGATGGTATTGTAGGCATAGTACTCCATGACAATAAACCATGTTTTGTTGATGCATTAGTTTCAAGTTCTGTACCATCATAATTAGTATTAAATTCAGGGTCGTTATTGTAAACCCATGTAGCTTGTGCGGCAGTTAAAAATGCACTTGTTACTGTAATATAACCCCAGATACCACAGGCCTGTCCTGCTGTAATATCTTCTCCAGCCGTATAAATCTTATCGACTGATGGAAACTCTTCTAAAGACCTATTAGGAGCTGAACCTGCTTGTAAATATTGACCATCTATTACTTGCTGTGTATTTAAAGCTGGATAATAATTTGCTTGATCTCCTTTACCTGGTAGTGCTGTACTATTTATTGCTGGAATATAATTTAATTCATCAGGCATATTAAAATAGCATCAATCTTTTAAACTCTGGCGAGGAATTGGTGTCTCCAAGTAACTCAACTCTTATCTGTAACTGCTCACATTCAGGTATACTTATCTCCTCTGTTCTAAAAGAAGTTTTCTCTGTACCAATCTCTGCTGTTGTATAAGTTCCTATTGTTATAAAAGTATCTGTAAGATTAATTCTATACTTAATTTGTATTCCCTCACCTGAAGTTAACTCTTTTGCTAAAAAGAACTCCATAGCAGTAAATGTTCTTCTATTTTGTATAGTTCCTACATCCATTAATCTACTTTCAAAATATGCTTTAGTATAATTAGTCCCATAAGCATAAGAACTAGTTGAAAGTATATCAATCTCATGAGTTGCATTATCTGTAAAACCAGCTAAAAATTGATCTCTACTAATACTATTTAATGAACCAATAATAAGGGCATTAGAACTTCCCATTGTTTCAGTTGAAATTGTATGTTCAAAGTTTAAAATGTTTCCTTGTGACGTTTCGGTTAAAGAATATATACCTATTCCATCAGCAACAGTTCCAGAAGAACTTAAACCAAAATATAATTTACCTCTATGATTCATAATTGCTCCTGGGTAAACTTCTGTATATTTACCGCCACTTGTATCTGCTATTGATTCAGGAACTTGACCTATTGGCCAAGCCTGTACTCCATTTGACTTATAAATTCTACCATCAAGACCTGCTGAAATATAAAGATTTCCGCCGATATTTACCATTGCGTTAACTCCATTTTCAGCCATTTGAATGGGATTACCAAAGGATGTTGAGCTACCATCCCATGTAAATATATCAGCTATCTTATTATCATCTATTGCTGAACCAACTCCAGATCCTATCATTAAATTATTACCTAGTTCTGCTAAACATCTAATTTCATAATCTTCTGGTAAATCTAAAGAGTTATCATCAAATACTCCAGAAGTACTGCCAGCATAAGTTGATGCTGTATCGTCAGCAAAGTTTTCTCCTGATGCTTCTGTTATTACTCCTATATATCTTCCGCAACCAAAATATAACTTACCATCTAATTTTGAAACTAGCATTGGATGCCAAGTAGCAGTTCCAATAGTATCCCANCCATCATTCCAATTAGGNCTACTNGATAAAGGNCCNTAAACATCCATCGCAGTATCTCTNGGACAAAATAGATGNTCTTTCCAAACTGCTANTCCTTGACCTGTACCAGCNGTNNNTGGTTGAGCNNCTAAAACANTAAAATGTTGCNCCNCTATNNGTTGAANNATANACNTNNCCAGCNGCNTCTACNGCATAAAANTTNNNACCAGANTTAGTAACNGGGTCACGAACTATCCATTNAACAGTATTNGTTGCTACTGAACCNNNTTCTGCTTCTAATTCATTATTAAGTTTAACTATTCCAGGACTACTAAAAATATCTAAATTACGCATATCACCTGCCCCAACATGAGGACTAGGAGCTATACCTTGTCGTGGAGCTTCTATTGTTAACGGTTTCTCTGGCATATTATTTAAAAAGTCTTTTACTTGTTTCAATAATTGTTTTACTTGGCTTAATAGCTGACTGCCAGTAGTCTTGTATCTCTTTACTATCAATAGCGAGTTGTTCTCTTAGTTTCGCAAACTTAGGATGTTTAGTGTCCATATATTCTAAAGCCGCATATCTAGCTAAATAGTCATGATGTATTACGGGAATACCAGGTTCTGCCTGTCCTGCTGTTGCGTCAAAAACTTTTATGAATTTATGATTACCTGTACCATCGTCTGATAAAGTTATGGTTGAACCACCAGACGTAGTTGAAACTTTAAAAGCATCAGAAGTTAATCCTGATGCAATAACATAATAGATAGTTGATTCTGCTGTAATTCCTCCTGGTATAGCTCCTCCAGCATTTACGAAAAGAAGTCCGTCAGTTGCCGCTAAGCCATGTGCTGTTGCATTAAATAGATCAGATCCAAAGGTTGTAGTGAAATCAACGTAGGCAAACTTTGATAATTCTCTACTAACATAAACTTTTAATCCGCCAGTAGAAGCATAGTTTGGAGTATTTCTAATATAGATAAAGTCACCCCTCTTAGTCCAGTAACCTGGGATTCCTTTTATCTCAGCATCATAAGTTTCTTGAAAGTGTGGTATAGCATCAAAATCTTCATACCAAAGATCTTGTTCTTTACCATTATCATCTAAGACAGCTACTCTTACTATCTGTAGAACCTTGTTTGTAAATGCTGTCATCTTATAAGCATTTGTGCCATCTACTAAGTTCTGTGTTTCAACAGGTAGAGCTGCTTGTCCAGTATCATCAAAAGTTAGTTGTGGAGATGACTGTGCTGCTAAATACCAATACTGATCTAACGCTTTATTAATGTTAGTTATCTTTCTTCTATTAGGATAACTTTCGTTAGTAGTATTACAATAATTGTTTATCTCATCAATAAGACTTTCCTTAGAAATTGGCTCAAAAAGCTTTGTCATATATTTTATATTATTTTCAGACCATATCGGGTTAAAGCGGTCTGAAGTGCCAACCCGATAGGAATAATATCTAATTATTTAGTTTGATCTTGACGTTAATGTCAATGGTTACACAACATTTACATCCATCACACCTTCAGTAAGTTGGGCTGGGAAATCCCAACCATAATCGACTCGACTTGGTAATCCAAGTCCAGATAAAGCATTAGTAGAACCACCATCNGAAGGTCCTGCTGGATCTTCGATGTGTTTTACTTTACCCCAAGTGCTAGACAAGATTCCAAGATCACCTGAGTTCTTTACACCTGCAAAGACATGATTTGCAGTGTGAGAGTTACTCAAGTAGTGATCAACACCCATGTAATGGAAAGCTTTTTCAACGGGGATTCCATTCTTAAGAGCCATGTCAGCAGTGTCAAAGCCATTGGCCTGGACAAATGCTTCAAGCATCTCAAAGTCAACAGCTCGCCAAACAATAAAACGACCATGTTTAACAGCTTTGTTAACAAGGTTGTTAGCATTAGCCTTTCGTTTAGTTGCTCGGATAATATCATCAACATTAGACGGTGAAACTGTAATCTGTGAAGTATCATCAGCGGCTCCACCTGCTAAATCAGTAACACCAAAGTCAGTCCAACTAGCGTGTTGGGCTAACATCTGAGATTCAAGAAATTCATTGATTTTTTCACCTTGAAATTCAGCAATTTCCATTGCATCAAGGTAAGTTTGCTGAGCTCTGTCAGCCTCATCAATAAATATTGGAATGTTACGATATTGGTCAACGGTAAGTACTTCTTCAGTAAGTGCTAAATCATCATAAGCATAAGCAGTACCACGTGTACCAGCTACTAGAGTAGGCTCAGTGGATATGTAAGAACCAGTAATGGTTCGATTGTCTGAGAATTTTACGTTTAAGATGTCTCTCCAAGATGTTGGAGTACCTAGTCTTTCACGTACTTTAGCTTCGTAGGAATGTTTATTCCAAACAATAGTATTTGCGATATATTTATATCCTTTTACTATCAATCATTAGACAATCAAACTTCCGACCAATCAGATTATTCGTCAGGAAACTCACGCTTCCTGCGTTCTTTATCCATTCTTGCATTAATTACTTCAAGTTTAAGTTTACGATCTTTAGGAAGTGCAAGTTCCTCTGAATTTGGAGAGACCTTCTTGTCCATCCAGTAATCCACAGAACCTTTAACACCGCCTGAAGGTTTTCCACTTTCATCTGGCATACCAGCCTCAGCGTCTCTTTGTGTAGCAAGTTTCTTAAGTCTAGATTTAATATNATCTTCACCCATTACTTCTTCTACAGACATTTTAAGACGTGTAGCTTCTTTGATAACCATAGCTTGGTCATCAGCGTTAGAGATACCTTCAGATTTTAAAGTAAGTTTATCTATCCTGTCATCTGATTTGTTTGATTGTTCCTCATTTTTAGGAGTTTCAGATGTCTCCGATTTTTCTTCTTTTTGTGCTAATTGAGCTTTAAGTTTCTTAGTTTCACTCTCGGCTTTTTCAGCTCGAATCCTCTGTTGATCATAATCCTTTAAAGGATCTTTCTCTTCAGTTGATTCGTCTTGATCATTAGGTTGATCATCACCAGTCTCATTTTTAGGAGTTTCGGTCTCCCAATTTTCTTCTGTCATACAATGTTTTTAAGGCAGTTTCAAGCTCTGCCAGTTTATTTAAGTTTAATCTTCGTGTGCGTATGGTTCAAAGTCACAGATAACATCAATATCCTGTTCTCCATCATACGGAGCATTTAAGCAACGGATTCTTCCAATTTCTCCAGTACCAATTATAAGTGGTGAACTGGTTGCACCAGTAGTCACTAAGTCCATTCCATCACCAGCAGCAACAGTAATTGTTCTATCAGTTGTAGTATTGTTGTAGATAGTCCAAGTTCTTTCACTTCCGATTAACGGTAACATTCCAGCCTGTTGCATTGTGCTAGTAGCAGGCATGGTTAAGGTTAAACCTTCTTTATTATTAGTAATATCTAGTAAAGAATATCTTAATAGATCTTTTCCTTCTAAGGTGTAAGTTACAGCCGCAGTTGTGGTTACATGAGTTGCGCCACTACCAGTAATTAATGTTCCGAAGATATTAATATCTGCGAAAACGTCAGGGCCAGGGAAAGCTCCAAAAGTACCATCTGTTCCATCTCCACCTGAACTATTGTAATCACCCTGTACGGTTTGATTTTCAATCACTGTGTTAGGTGATCCACCTGAGTAAGCAAGTACTCCTAGACTAACTACGGCAAATACACCAACTAATGAGATAGCTACGTAGTATTTTATCCCATCAATATTTTTTGTTCTTTTAGACATATTGTTCTTTATTAATTAATTTTATGTGTAATTTTTTGTGACAAGGTGAACACAGCCATATAACCTCTAACGGTTTACTATAATCAGAATGATGTCCTTGAATACTTACTAAACTGTCACAATCCTTACAAGCCGACCTTTTAAGTTTTCCAGCTTTTATAGCTCTAAAGACTTTCTTGTGAGCACTGTACCGCTCAGGAAATTTATCTCTATAACTATAATTATATTTAAGTATTTTATCTTTTTCTCTTATTCGTTTTTTTCTTTGGTATTCTTTATCACAAATTCTTTTCTTCTCTATATCTTTATAGGGCATAGTTACTTAGTTTTCTTAGAAGATTTCTTAGAAACCCTAGAACTTCCCCTCTTTTTAAGAATTAATCTCTTTCTTGGTTTACGTTCTCGTTTACTCTCTTGTTCGGCTTCATTGTCATAAATCTTATCATTAAGACTTGCCATTTTAGCCTCATTCATTTTAGACATATTTTTATCTTAGTTAATTATTGTCTAATTGTAATTGTTGATGAACCAGTATTACCACTTAATACATCTAGGAATAATCCTGTAGTAAACTCAGCATCAAACTGGTAAGTTCCAGCTGCTTGACTACCGACGATATGTGCAATTAATACTGTATTAGTTGCAACGTCAGATAATGCTAGTGAAGTTGTTGCATCTAATAAGTAATAATCTACATCACCAGCGGCTGTGATAACTACTGAACCTAATGCTCCTTGATTACTAAAATCTCCTGTACCACCGTCAATTCTTGTATCTACCCAACCACCAATTTCAGGAGTAGTTGTAGATGTATACTCTTGTCCTGTTATAATACTTCCGAAACTTCCGCCGTCATCACTGGATAATCCTTGATAAAAGATTCCACCGACTCCTACTGCAATTACTATCAGTACTGCAATTAATAGTTTATCCATATTTTTGTTATTTACCTTTATCTATTTTATTAGAGACGACCTTTGTGTCTTTATAAGAATCAATGTCTTTTAAGACTTCTTCTAATAAGTTTTTGGCTACAATATAAGCTCTGTATTTCTCCCCTAAAATCTGATCGTTATCTGTTTTTTCAATATCAGGTCTAGCTTTTTCAATCCCTGCATCAAATACGTTTTTCACTGCTTGGAGTAAAGCACTATCCCCAACTAATCGAGCCAGTTTATCTTGATCTAGTTTGTTCATACTTTAGATTGTTGTTGATTCTTAAGCTGTCCTTGTCCTAATTCTTTTATTGATTGAGTAGCATTACTACCTTGAGATACTGCTTGTCCTGGTGTTAGTCCAAATGCTNCTGGTGATAAACCAGAGCTTTCTAAAATCACATTAAGAACTTTAGTCATTTCAGGATCTTGTCTAATTTCTGGAGTAGCAATGTACTGTCTTAATACGTTAACTAGCTTGTCAGTTAATAATGCTAAGTTCTTCTGTTTACCCGCAATGTTAGTCATCACTGAGATATCTATGTCTTTCATCTCATCTTTTAATATCTTAAAGAATCGTTTATTACCTTCTTTAGTAATATTAATTTGTTCTTTTTCTTTAAACTCTTCAATTTCCAATTCATCAATTATTTGTAAACTGAAAATCTTTTGTTTAATAAAATGATTTGTTCTTTTAATTAGAATTTTACTAACAACTTCTAACATTTCATCAGCTGATAACTCTTCCATAAAGGTTTGTTCTTTGCTTATCTCCTTGGCCATGTGAGGTAATATCCAATCACGATAAAGTTCATCCATAAAGACTGCTAGTTTACCCTGCCTATACCTATGTAAACTCTTACTTTCCATTTGTTGT